CGCAAAATTCTGGCTGAATTTTGACCCTGTGTATACGGGGTGTGTTTGAATAAGGTTTTATTGCCAACGACTTTATTTGCCTCCTTCATCTTGAGACCATGGCCGACAACCAGTCTCAAATTTCTCAATCCGTCAATCCGAGTGACGCTGCTTCCGGTTCTGGGAAGAAACGTTCTAAGCTTGGGAAAGCCGAACGCTTAGCAAGGCGTTCTGCGGTTGGTTCTCAACCCGGACAATCTGCTTCGGCTGCTAAAGCAGCTATGTTCTCCGCGGGTGGAATGGTTCCAAAACCTACCCCAGGTAAATTCCCTGTCGTTTTTCAGACGGGTGCTGGGGAACCTGCTCGAGACCAGACGTTCTCCTTGAACGAGCGCGTACTTCGAGACACAGTCTCAAAGTTCCCTGAGCGTTTTACCTATAACGCTAAGTACGCCGAGTTCAAGGCCCACGCTGAGATCGATGACGACCAGTTCTCTCGGGACCTCCTCGTTTCTGCACTGCTGCGTTTGGCCCAGCAGCTTGTGCATTCACATGTTAACATGGGCCTCCCCCAAGGCGACTTCTCCTCCGTGGCAACCACCGACGTGAAGGTCCCCGGCTCTGTTTCTGCGTTCATTACGCAGTACGGAGAGCACTCAGTTCCTGCCCTCGGAACCAGGTTCTTGCTTTCCGGTTATGAAGAGTCAGTCCGCTCAGTGATCTGGGCGGCGGACCAAATTTCACGCGGTGTGAACGGCGATCCCATTGGTCGCGCGTGGCTTCCTGTGCGTAGTCAGGACCGCCACACCAAGCAGATAGTATCTGCTCGCTTGGGCGACTTCCTTCTCACGAGGGGAGTTTCAATTTCACCGGAAGTGCTTGAGAATGCACTGTTCTCGGGAAATCCGCCGGATATCTGGGAAGATATCCATGATCTCTGGGGTGATACCGACGACCGTCGGGAAAGATTTGACTTCCTGTTTAAAGTCTATCCCGACGCTCCCAGTTTCTTGGTAGCGTTCACCACAACGGCAGCGTCCGCCGTGTTAAGAGAGCTAAATTTGGAGTGGTCTACTCCAGTGGCGGGACATTTAGACTGGACGTTCAACGCGAAAGAAGTCTTTAATAGACTATCAGACGAGTGGGCGAAGAAAAGCGCTACTTATGCGCTGTTCTTTGAGTTGTCATCCAGCCAGTCGAACAGGAGTGCTGCGACTGGTTCGCAGTCACAGATGGCTGTTGTGACTTCAGTAGATAGTGTGACGGTCGTGAAGACGCACCTTGCTCTTTCTGCTCCCGAGTTTTCGCTTGTGGCTTGTTTTCCTGCTTCCGGAGTTTACTCCGGCAACTTGTCAAGACGTGTCGTGGTAACGACACCGCTCTCTGTGTTACAAAGAGCGACCGAGTTCGTGCAGATGGACTGGCGTTAATCAACCGATGCTCCTTCTGAGCGTGGGAGTGTATCTCTAACGCCCCGGTTTCCCTTGTGGCTTTCCGTTAAAACTTAACCTGTTTACCAGGTAGCCCTGTTTATCAGGCGCTCATTTTCAAAATTCTTTTGAGTGGGTAACCCAGCTGTGTATACAGCGGGTGATCATAAACCTCC